CCCTCGTCAGGGTCATACCTTCGGGAGTTAGCTGCGTACCGGGGCTGGCCAGTAATCCTTTGAAAAGACTGCGCTTGTCCTCTCTTAGATCAGTCTCGCGTTGGCTGGCCTGCATCGTCTGGGCAAATTTCATAACGTCCAACGTCTCGGGATGCTTTCCGGCGGCATCTGATAGGACGCGAAGCTCGTCGAGGTCCTCCACGCCAACGGCTTCGAGATTGCCTTTGAACTGGTTGAAAACCGTGTCGGCTAAAACTTTCTCCTTCTTTTTTGCTTTCTTATGCTCGCGATGCTTTTCGACCGCCTGCCCCACCGTCCGGCCAATCGACGCGAACGCCTCGCCCCAGTTTCTACCCGGCGCCGTGGCGGCCTGCATGTCCATGCGGGCAATCTGCGGCGCAGGCCCTCTTCCGTAAAATGGTTGTCTCGCCATAGTTTTATCCTTCTTTATCCTGCCCAGCGTCCGCCTTCGGAAAGTCCGCCTGTAGCCATAGCTGTACCCCCGCTAATTAAAGCACTGGTCATTGCGGCCTTATTAGCAGCCGTGGCCGTCCGAGCGTCCATCTGTCCCTGCCAGTTCTGCGTGGCCAAGGCTCCGGCGTAGGCTGATTCCGGATTAAAGATTGCGGGCGAAGCGTCGAGTCCGAATCCCGCCGTCCCGAATTGTTGGGCGACGTTTGAGCCGGTGTTGAACTGCTGGCCCGTCAGAGCGAGCAGAGGATCGCCAGCTCCCATGCCGAAGGCTGCGGAAGCGTTTTGCATTCCCGCCGAAAGCTCCTTCATCCTCTGGGACTTCACTTGCCTGTCGCCCAAGAGCTTCGCTCGCATTCTGTCGTAGTCGGAAACGTTCTGTCCGACCATCCCTCGCTGGGCCGCCATTGCCAGCGACTGCTGGTCGACGTCGCGAGTTTCCTCGGCGGTCATGCCGCCGCCGGCTGCGTAGTCCCTTTGTAGGTCGGATAAAAGATCGCCCGCCCCCGTCATTACGTCCTGCCGAAGACTTTCGGCCAACGGATCGGCGGCTCGTTGAGCCTGAACCAGTTGCGGACCAAGTTCGCGAAGCATGTCGATGTCGCCCTGAACGCCTGCCCGCTCCTGCCGAACTAGGCTCGGGGCGATGTAGTCCTCGAATGCTTCCAGCAGTCCCATCTCCGGGTCGATGCCGAGCTGCTCTAGCTGGATGCGCCTTTCTAAGTTGGCGTAGGCCGGGCGAAACTCTTCTTCGGATGCGTACAGGTCGGGGGCCAGACGAATCTGAGATGCCAAAGTGTCGGAAGTTTCCTTGCCGTAGTCGCGGGCGGGCGGGGCTTCCACGTCCCCTTTCTTGTAGCTGGGAATGCCGCCGGCGGCGGGATTCCCCTGCCCTCCTGCGGCCTCTAGGCCCGCCTCTTCGAGCGGGTTGACGTAGGCTAGGCGTTCGCCCGGAGGCGCTGCCTCGTTCAAAGTGTTTGCGGCCTGTCTAAATGGATCGTTCATGCTGCTAATTTTTTATACATATTTTCCCACCGATAAGTCCTTAATTTTGTTTCGCCGTTCGGCGTGACTCGCCGGAACATGACGAAGGGAAGCGGTTCGACGGCATCCATCATGGCCTTGAGTCCGCCTTGCCCTGCGGCCCACCGGACGTACCAGCAGTCAGGCTTTTCGGCGAACCACTGCCCGCTCGGATCGACTGCCTTGTCAATTGGCTTCAACATCATAAAAAGCTTGGGCGAGGACACTACCAGCCCGCCCACCAAATAGTTATTAAGCTCGGCGAAGAATTTCTTTTTGTCCTCGTAGAGCAAAGCAATCTGCTCGAAGGGCGCGTAGCCCTTCAGCTTGGTAAGCAAATCTGTCTTTATGTGGCCCATCTAGCTATTATCTCCCCGACCTGTTTCGTGCCAATAAACTCCGTTGAAAACGAGGCTGAGAGTGTCGCCGGCCACCATCACAAAATCACTCCCCCCGGACAGCTGCATTTCAGCGCTGGCGTATGTCCCGCCGTCCAATACGGTAAAGGCTGCCCCGGCCACGATTGTCAGCATACGGCCAGCCGGGCAGCCGACTGGCAGAATGCTCCCGAAATTGTCGGTGCTTGTGATTTTTACGACTCTGGAGTCGAGGGATGGGTAAATGGCTCCTTCTACAGTATCGACGGTCAATTCCGGAATGGCATTCGTGCCGACGATGTCGAAAGCCACTTTAGTCTGGCTCTGATTCAGGAATCGGTTGTTCGCGAGAGTATAAAGCTCTTTATTCGTGAATGCATTGTTCACGAGATTCTCCAGATCGATTGAGCCTGTTTCGTCGCCGTGGTCGGCGTCGAAAACATTGTTGCTGATGATCCACCTAGCGGCTGAATTATTTCCAGCCGGGACCGCTACTCCGTTCCAGTCGGGGCCGCCAAACCAAAACGCATAACTGCCGCCTCGAATCGAGCATGAATCGACAATCCCCGACCCTTGGACCACTTTGACCGCATATCCCCCGCTTTTCGTACCCCAGAAGCTACACCCGAGGATTTTCATAGTGTCCGTATCGCCGAAAGACGCTGCGGAGCTTTCCGAGTCGAAAAATACTCCCACCGTTTGGCCCGCCGCCTGACAGCCGATCAGATTAGTTTCCGTAGCCCCACCGTTCGAGGCGGGATTCGAGTACACCTGAAATCCCACCGAGTCGCCTGTTACCACTCCTCCGACAGTTCGGAATGCTGGCGTGTAGTCAGCTCCGCAGCCGAGGAAAGTGCAGGAGTTCGCCCCGTTGACTTGAAATCCTCGGTCATACCCGAAGCTGAAACAGTTTGTGAACTTCGTCCAATCGTGAGTTCCTTGAACTCGAAAGGCCGTCCCGTTCCGCTGGTTGTCGACGTCGTTGCTGCCGTCCTGGGAGGCGATTGGCCAGCAGTGGCAGTTTTCGATGTACGTAACGTCGACGCTTTTCGTTAGGACGATTCCACTTTTACAGTCGATGTTCAGATATTCCGCCCTAAATTGGGCCGCTCCACTAACGGTGGCATCATTTGTGATCGCGATCTCAAACCCGACGATATGGCAATGGCTAATGGTAACGTTCGCGGCGTAATCAACGAGGAAAACCGCCGTACCCGTCCAAGCGTTGGCTTGGGCGTTTGAGACGGGATAAGTGTTCTCATTGTCTTTCCGAAGAATGTGGAAGCCCTTCAGCCCGCAGTTCATTTCCATCCGGATTTGAGCAGCGGAGTCATTTAGCACTAACGCCGCCTTGACGTAGTCCAAGCCGTAGGATGCGTTCGGGGCGTCGTTGTCCGGCGATTCCTTGTCGGTTCGTAAAGTTACGTTTTTCTTGATCGTGAGTTGCCCATCAATCAAGTACCGCTTGTTAGAGGGGACAATTACTACGCCTCCCCCGTCCCCGAGGCTATCGATTGCCGCTTGAAACGCCGGGGTATCGTTCGTAGGAGTGACGCCCTTGGCGTCATCTCCGACTGCCCCGTAGTCCAACACGTTAACAGTGTCGGCGGCTCGGGTGGCTAACGAGCGGGCCGTAGTCGAGCCGGTAGCCGTTATGGTGGCGGCGTTGATGTCGGCCCCCGTGACGGCAGTGTTTAAATTGGCGGCAGTCAGTAGCTCGCCGCTCGAAAATGTATGTCCCGTTGCTATGGCCATGACTATTCGTATTTCGTTGTTAAATTGTTCGAGCTATCGGTCAGCTCGGCCCGCATTCCTCGAAGTGCCATCATGCCTGTGCCGGCAAATCGGTACTGGAGCGCCTGCCCGCGAGTTCGCAGGCTGAATCGAGTTAGAAAGTTTTCGTCGGCAGTCGAGGGGATGCTCGGCGTGAAGGACGACGTCGAGTCCGGATCGCGGGCGTAAAGCGATACGGTCAGGCCAACGCCAGACTCTTTAGTTTCCCCGGCGAAGCTGCCTCTACGGAAGCTTTCGACGTCCAGATTGTCGCCGCCGTAGTGGCGAGTGTCCACCGACCATGCGATTTTTGCCGCCCCGTCGAGCAAGCCCTCTTCGAGAAGGATCAGCTTGCCGTCATTCGTCGCGGCGTAAAGTCGTTCGACAGTTTCGCCTATTGGCGTGGCCCGAACAAAGTCCTTGATTAGGAAAGAATATTCGTCGCGGCTTTCCCATGCCTCCAGCTCGGAATTGAATACGTAAATCTTCGTGCCAGTGCCGTTTTTAAATGCCAGATAGTAGCGGTTGTTGAAATAAACGCTGCGAGCGGAGAGCCGAGCTTCCACCATGTCTTCGGCTAAAATTTGGTTGTTGATCGGCTTGGACAAAGGCTCGGTCCGCAGGTCGAACTGCGTGAGGACTCCTCGCGTGTTAGAGGCGTCCACGCCCACGTCGAAGGCGTAAACGCCCTTGTCCGAAAGAAAGAATATGGCCGAACCTACGTTCTGAATAGTATGCCGCGAAACGCATCCGATGTTGGCGCTTACCTGAGTTATGGCCGCATTCGGAAGAAGCTCCAAATCCGAGATCGCCCAAGTGGACCGCTGTTTAAAGACGATGGCAGCATTCTCGGGGACGGGAGCCATTCCTACGACGTCGTCGCCATCCCCTTTCCCGAAGGTATATTTGTTCAGGACGTCGAAGTTCGACGGGTTGGCTAGGTCGGAAAATGCGATTTCATCCTTGTTGCTTTGAACGGCCAGACGATCCCCGACGACTACTCCATAGTCCGTCTCGGGAATGCCGGGGTCGATGGCGAAATCTCGAATGTCGTTTTCTTCTTCGCCGTCCCATGCCTGCGCAGGCCCACCGAGGTAGAGAGCCGTCAGGGAAACGGGAAGAAAACTCCCCAGCCCTTTGAAAACGATTTCCTTGTTGTTGAATTGGATGCCGCCGTTGCTATTTGGAAAAGTTCCGAGGGAGACGAACACGCCCCCCTCTTGGACAAGCGAATCCCCGGATTCAGTCAGGAGACTATACCGAGTTAAGTCCGGGCTAGTCCCGCCTTCGAGCAGGATTAAATTCTGGTCGTAGCGGACGGTCGAAGTGCCGGACCCGTCCCAAAGCTCCATCGATTTTACCTGAAAAAGAGCTACGTTGTTTGAGCGATTCGAGCCTATGCCGCCAAAGTAATTCGCCGAGTAAGTCGTCGCCCCGAGGTTCACTTTCTGAACGTAGCCGTTGCGAGTTGTCGCCGTGCCGTCAGTTATGCGGACGTTCTGGGCATCCGCCACGAATCCGGCGGGAAGCAGGGCCGAGTCCTCGCGGGAGATGATGCCGCGAACGAGCGCATCGCCGACCTCCCGCATGGGCGAATCCAGCTTTCCTATTTGGCGGAATTTTCTCATTTTAGAATGTTGCGATTACAACACGCTGCCAAACGTTGGCACTCGTGCAGACGTAAAGGAATCCCGCCTCCCATGCGATAGTGCCGGCTGTTCCCGGCGCCGTTGCGTTTGCCGGCGCGTCGGATGCTATCGTCAAAGAGGTAAGAGTTCCCAGCGATGTAATGGCAGTCTGGGCGGCGGCAGTTACTGTGGCGGCAGTGCCGGAAGCGTTGCCAGTCACGTTGCCCGTGACGTTGCCCGTGACGTTGCCGGCAAGCGGCCCGACTAATGCAGTGGCGGTCAGAGTGCCTGTCCCGGCATTATACGCCAGTCCCGCATCTGTTTTCGCGGCTTGATTTCCCGTTGCCGCCTCGAATAAAGCCACTAGACACGCCGTGTCCGCAGTGTCCGCCGTGGCCACGGTGTTAGCGACTGTTGCCGTTGCCGCCGTAGTCGCCGAAGTTGCGGTAGTCGCCGAAGTTGCGGTAGTCGCGTTGCCGGTCAAATCCGATTTCATCAAATTGGCCACGGTAATCTTTTTCGTCGTGTCCGTTCCCGTGACGGCGACGATGGCGAGGATGTCGTCAGTCGCCGGTTTTTCGTTCAAGTCAGCAAGGGCTGTGATTTTGGAATTAGCCATTTTTCTAAGTCGTTATCGTGGCTCCGAGGGCCACTATTTTAAAGTTCGAGCCGTCCGAAACTGCTGCCGTTGCCGCCCCGGAATTTCCATCGCTCACGAAAATGATTTGTCCGGCAGGCGATGCCGAGGGAGCCGTTGCCACGGTATAGGTAGGCAGTGTCATTATCGTTCCGGATATTGTTCCGCCGGTCAGGGCCACGCTGTTCGCCGCCTGAGTGGCGATTGTTCCGAGGCCCAGATTCGTTATGGCAGTCGGCGCTGCCGCTAGGTCGGAAAGGTTGTTCGCGGCTTGCAGTGCCGTGTCGGCTTTTGCCCCTTGCGCCGTGGTGGCGAAGTCGGTAGTCGCGGCCTGCGCCGCCGTACCTAGTACGAGGTTCGTCCGGGCGGTTGATGCCGACGCGAGGTCGGAAAGATTGCTCGCCTTCTGGAGCGAGTCGTCCGCCGTTGTCCCTTGGGCGGCAGTTGCAAAATCGCCGACTGCCGATTTCGAGGCAGTCCCTAGCCCGAGGGCGGTAATTTCGGCGTCCGTAATAGTAGTGGCCTGTGCATCGACTTCCGTCTGATTATACAGGTCGGGGAGTCTTGACGCTTTGACGCTTCCAGTTCCGCCTGCATCCTGACCGATTGCCACGGGTTGGCCGCCGTCCGTTTTTACGAACACTCGGCCTTTCCGAATCAATGTCGTCGAAATGCTCACTTTTTAAGTATCTGGTAAATGCGAATGCACATGAATGCGGCAGTGCAGCAGGCGGCTATAAGGCTAGCCAGATGACTCCACTGAGCTAGGCCAGTGGCAGTTATGAGGCCGCCTATGCCGCCCCATATCGTGCGGTCGGCTAGAATCTCCACGTTTTGACTGTTTCGATGTTCGAGCATCCGCTGAATAGTTCGATGACGGCTATGGCCACTATGATTAGAGCGAAGGCCGTTAGAATTTTGCCCCTTTTGGAAAGGCCGTTAAAGATTTCAAGTAGCTTTGTCATTTTTTTGGCAAATTTTGTTAATTTTCTTCGTGTTCGACCGGGTAATGAAAAGAGGGATCAGCAGGAAGCCGAGAACCACGAAAGCCGCTACTTTTAAAGCAGTCCAGATCGCGTCCGTAGCTTTTTCGATGACGCCCTGCTGGCCCTTCATTTGAGCTTGTACAATCGCTGAAACGTCGCCACGGCTCAAGGCATCCACGGTCTTCACTAAATCCTTGTTCTCTTCTACGAGAGCAGCCCCCTTGCCCACAGACCAGCCGACCAGCGCGCCGCCCCCGGCGGCCACCGGGCCGCCAGCCGATCCTACGGCCCCGCCGACAGTCGCGCCTAAAGGCGCGTAAAAACCGGTACGGGAGCATCCGGACAAAGTGAGCATGGCGAGAGTCATTATAGCGAATAGCCTCATTCGGGCGGCTCGCCGGAGTAGAACCAATCATCGTCCCAGTCCACCAGATCGGACGGGGTGAACAGTTGATCACACTTCCATGTTCCTTCTGTCAGAATCGGAAAAGTGAACTTGCCCTCGTATGAACTTTCGGGATTGATGATTTCCATCGCGTCGGCATACTTGTCGGTTCCGGGTTGCGGGATGCCTAGCGCCGTCTCCACGTCCGAGATGGACTTGGCGGCTTTGGCGGAAGTGTTGAATATCTTCGCTTTCATTTTATGATTCGTAGGGGTGGGTTGCTGGTATTCCGTATTTGTTGGCTAAGTAGTTTACCACGGTGTTCATCTCTCCCCCGTCTAGGTCGCCGTTGCCGTCCACCGTGTAGCCTAAGAGTCCGCGAAAGATTAGAACCTCGTAAAATATGCCACCACCACCGTTGCTAGCGGTTGCTCCGAAATGTTGGTATCCCTCTCCTAAAAACCAATCGCCGCCGAGGGCATCGTCAATGTCCGCTGGAGTTCGCGAAGCGGTGTTAGTGTAGCCCACCTGCGTCCCCTCAAAAACTTTCTGGTCTCCGTCCCCGTCCAATACTGTGATAATTCGTGGGCCTTGACGGGAAATGGTGGTGTAGCTAGAGGGGTAATAGCCGTGCACCAAATTCGCGAGATAGGCTGCGCTATAAGTCGTCATCATAATCCCCGCATCTGCGAAAATAGTAGGTGTCGGATTCCCTGTCTTCGCCGCAGCGACTACGCCCGCATAGTAGTTATAATTGGGCGGCGTTACGGCAACGATAACGGTCATGCCATCCGACCCGGATGCGAATGTGTGGTTCGTGTCGTAAAATCCCAGCGAAGAGGAGGAGGGCATTCTTACGCCATACCCTCCCATCTTCACAAAAGAGCCTTGATCCGCGCCTGTAGCTTGGTCGGCATCCCGGCTATTTCCCGATCTGTCCTCCCAACTGCTAATAGCGACCCCGATAGCCGGGTTGCCCGAAGCATCAGCACCATTGATACGACTTCCATCGTAGTGCATGTCCGGTTGGGTCGTTATGACGTATGGCGTACCAGCCGTGTAAAGCCCCGAAGGGTACGCCAGTTCGCCGTTAGCCTCGTAAGTTTTCCAGACCGGCCCCGTGGCGTTGGAGCAGACGATAATTTGGTTCGTGTCTTCCTGATACAGAGTGTCGCCCAACGCCGGGGTTGCGGGTCTTGCGCCGGTATTCGCGCATGTTAATAGTGTACTAGCCATAATGTTTTAAGAGTTGTTGTAAATTTGCCAACCGGTGGCGGATTTCACGAGGATGTTAAAAGTGTCAGTGGCTAAAGCGATTACTCCCGCAGCGTCTCCTGTCCGGGCTAAGACATTCGCCTCTGAAAGCGTGCTGATGTCTATATTGAAGCCAGCGCCACCACCCCCGCCACCAGACGGCACGCCGCTGATCGTCGCTACCGTGCCGCCGCCGATGCCGAGGCCCATCGATATGCCTGCGATTGGCATTACGAGTTGTAGAGAACGGCTTTGGCGGAGGCGTCGAAAGTTATCGAACTCCATCGCCCATATAGAACGTCGCCTTTAGTGAATGTTTCTGCAGTCGGAGTGCCGGTAATGTTCCCCGTCCATGCCACTATCTGACTGTCCGCCGTAAATTGAATGGCGTAGTAGTCGCCCGTGTGGGGGCCAGCCCCGTTCACGTAGTCGCCTCCCGGTGCTCCGCTAAGATTGTAAACTGATACTTGTCCCATGATTAAACCGTTGTTTGTGAGATTAAAACTGTCGGCCAAAGGGCCGGATAGGAATTGATGACGATTCTATTTTGTTGCTGAAGACGCTCGACCCGGTCGATTTCCTGAAGCAAATATTCCTCCGCCCTCTGCTCTTCGAGATTGCTCTTTTCGTTCTGGGCCTCGGCCCGATAATGGTCGGCGATGCAGGCGGCTAAAAGATGCCGTTCTAGGAATTGCGGGAGGTCCGTTTCCGAGCCGCCATAGTCATTGCTCGGAACTTGCGAGCCTACGACGTAGACGGTCGTTTCCGAAGTGTCTGCGGGCAGGACCAGCCAACCTCCCAGCAGGCTGTAACTTATTTGCCTCGCGGTTCGATCCTCCCAAGGGACTTTATCCCAGACGGCGTATACGTCGAAGAGGTCGGTGGCGTTGTCGATCTGGACGGCCTTGTCGGCCTTCAAAGTGGCGGAGGAAACTGCCGCAACTGTTTTCGTTACGACGTTTATAAGCTCGGGCCATTTGGACCTTGTCCATGCTCCCCTAACTCTGTCGTTCAGGCTACGCTTCAAGGCCGCTTCCTCGGGGACAAGGAGCGTGTCCACTCCGATGGCCGAAGTGAATCTTTCCTTAAAGTGCGTGTAAGTTACGACTCGCATCAATCAAGCTTGCATTCGGGATTGTCGCGGAGGTATTCCCGTTTGAAAGTTGGGTCCGACATGATTCCAGTCCCATGCTGTTGCTCCATTCTCATGTAGCTCGCCATGTCGTAAACTGCGGTAGGCTTGAAGTCGCCGCCGCCTTTGACGTTCTTGTCGGCGTTGGCCCGGATGCGTCTCATGCGATCCTTGTAGCCCGCCTTTTCTTGTGCCTGCTCACGGTCGATACGTTTAGCCAAGGACTCCGAAACTTCGGAATCACTTACTCTACCGCCGGACCCGTTTTTAACGATTATGTTTAGACTCATTTTCCGCCAATTTACTGTTAAGAAAAAAAAGGAGGCCGGCCTTCCCCAAAGCCGGCCCCCTATTAAACCCATCCCTAAAACTATAAAACTAAACTATCGATCCAAGCGCGCGAGGATTGGTAACGCAGAGCGTTATCATCGCTTCAACGAAGGCTCTTGGTCCGCCGCCTAAGTCAGGCAGATTCTGAGTGGTAATGCCTTCGAGGAACTTCAGGCTTACCGTGTCGTCGCCGGGCAAGAGATATGCTCGGCGAGAGTTCAATACGCCTTGTGCAGTATTGTTGCCCTGCGTCAAGATGCCGCCCGAAGTGTATGCCCCATTGCCGGCGACGTTTGAACCTACTGGAGGCGTAGCGTCAGTCGTCACGCAAGTGAACGTGTTTGTAGCTGCCGCTGCCACCTTGTGTGTGCCGTTGGCCGCCGTGTTCCCGAGTACGCCGCTAATTGTGACGATGTCGCCATTCGAGTACCCGTGAGCGGCGGAAGTGATTTGAATTGGAGTCGCATTCGTTGCACCGGTAATCGCTGCCCCTTCTTCCCTACCTAAGAATAGGTCGGGAATGATTTTCAGAGTGCCATACGAGCTGTTGTATTCTGTAATACTCAAGCTCAAGCGGCCTCCGCCGACTTCTTGATTGAAAGTCGCGGACCCGGCTGAAGCTCTCGAAAAGTCAGAAATTTCGTTAACTACGGAAGGACCGGCGAAAAGTCGATAATCGGACTTAGTTCCTGACGCCTCGTACACGGCCTGAAGCAGTGCGCGAAGATCGGATTCGACCATTACGGCGGACCCTACGGAATTAGACAGATCGAATCGACTGCCCGAAACTGCAAGAACGCTTGCGGGAACGTCGGCGACTGCGGCTGAAGGGTCGGACCAAACGCCGAGCCCTTGTGACTGAGCTTTGACTGATCCTGAACCTGCGCGTTGCGATGCACCGGAGCCGATGACGCTTTCGAGTGATCGTTTCAGCTCCAGAAGACTCTTCGCCTTGGAGGCTGAAGTCAGGCTTTCGCCCGGAGCTACGGAAATCATCTGAGCCTGCCGCGAAACAGCGTACGCATTTCTCACTGTTTGCACCCGGTTGCCGAGGCGAACGCGAGAATTTATCTGGTCAGTGAAATCGGCGTTGAACGAGAGATCAGTCCCGTCAAGCTCCCCGGAGATGTCCGGACTAGCGAGGACATCGGCCAACCACTCGGTCAAAACGGCCTTCGGTGCGGCGCTATGAGCGAGTGTTGAATACATTGGAGTGGTGGTGCTCTCCACGAAACGCAAAATATTTCCTAAATTTTCACGCGCCCCTTGTGTTGCTGTTACATTATAACTAGTTGCTACTGCCATTGTGTTGTTTTCCTTGAATTTTAAATATTTAAGTTAGTAAGTCTGCGAACTGATCGACTGATATGTTTCCAGCGGATATGGCGTCCTTGACTCTCTTTTTTTGTCGGTCGTCCTTGTTTTGCGGAGGCGGTGCTACGGATTCTTCGAGCGTTGCCGGCGGAGTTTTTGCCGTCCTCTTTTTGGCCGGCGTCTTCCCCTTCGACTCTGCTTTCAATGCCTGTATCCCCTTAACGAGCGTGGCGGCTACGAAATCCCCGTTTGGTAGGCCGTCCAGTACTTGCTTATACTGCGGGCCGTTTCTGACCTGCTTGAAAAGCTCGTAGTTTTCGCCCTCCTGCTCGGCTAAGAAAGTGAAGGTCGAACTCGCGTCCGTCTGCCACTGCTGCTTTGCCTGTAGGAATTGCGCCCGCTGCGGAATTTTCTCGGTCAGGTACTCGTCGGCGGCCCCAAAGATTTCGCGGATTTCATCCCCCGAATATTCTTTGTCCCCGTCCTCCACGTAATCCTTTCCCAGATGTTGAACTGCCCATTTCTTGGCGGCGATTGCTTCCTGACGAACTTTCTCCAAGCTCGTCAGATCGGCTATCTCCTCCAGAGCCGGCGAACCTTGCGGCGATGCCTGCTCTTGCGGCTGGGACTTCAGAGTTGAGATTTCGGCCTGTAATGCCTCCACCTTTTCCTCTGCCGTTTTGCTTCTGGCGGTAAGTTTCCCTACCTGTTTCAAAAGCTTCCCCAACCCCTTGGGCGGCTCCACTTCCGATTCCTCTTCGGCCTCGTCGGCTTCCGATTCCTCTTCCGTTTCCTCTTCCTCGGACTTTGACTGTAAAAGAACGTCTTCGGCTTCCCCCGCTTCCGCCTCTGCCGTTTCACTGGCCTCGGATTCGGGCGTTTCCGGTTCAGGCGATTCTTCGACTCGCTCAATGAATGAGTTCGCCAATTCCTCGACTGTCGTCGGATTGCCTGCGCTGTTGTCTTCTGCTCCCGTGTCTGTACCCGGAGCCTCGGTAGTAATTGTTTCCGTATCCATATCTGCGTTTTAAGAAGTTCGCCGTCTTACCTGCGGACAATGTCCGCCAGATTTAATCTTAGCACTTAGGCCGGCGAATTTCTCAACAGACTTAGAG